GAGCGAGTAGCGGTCAAAGGTTTGGCCGTCGATGGTGATGGGTGCGGATGCTTTCATGGTTTTTGGATTTTGGGTTAGCTGTAAGAGAGTTGGGTTTTGTTGGACCACGCGCCGGTGGCCGATTGCTCCGCGACGACATCGCCGGCGGAGTTGGTGGAAATTTTGTAAATGACCCATGCCGTGGAATCCTCGGCGGGGCCGGTGGCGGGGTAGTCGGCCCAGGCGAGGCGGCCGAGATAGAGGGTGGTGCCGTCGGTGGCGTGGAGGATCTGGTAGTCGGAGGGGTCGCGGGGGCGTGCGAGGCTGAAGACTTCGTTGTTGTGGTCTTTGCTGAAAAGGCGACGGTCGGACAGGTTAATGGCGAGTGAGCCTTGAGCCACTTGTTGGGCTGTTGGGACGCGTCCAGGAACCGTGGTTTTGAGTAATTTTATGACCGTGGGCACTGGGGGAGTTTTAAGTTTTAAGGATTAAGTTTTAAGAAGTGGCCCCGTGGAGCGATGGCGCGGGATGAACCGCGCCACCGCTGTGGGGAGGGAGGGGAGCTTAGAAGCTTCCGCCGTCGATCTCTGCCTCGAGTGCGGACACTCGGCCGGAGAGCGCGGACTCTGCGGCGCTGGCGCGGGAAACCTCGCTATTGAGCGAGCTGGTCACTGCGGACACGGCTGCGGCGCGGTCGCTGATCTCTGTGGCGAGATTTGCGGCGATGACGCCTTCTGCGGCGGTGGCACGCGAGACTTCGCTCGAGAGGTTCGATGTGAGCGTGGAATCAGCACTGGTGCGAGCGGATGTCTCGGAGGCGAGATTCGCGGCAACGGTGTTGATGTTTGACTGGACGGTCGTGACGGCTGCGGCACGGTCGGTGATCTCGGTGGCGAGATTGGCGGCGATGACGCCTTCGGCTGCCGTGGCACGCGAAACCTCTGCGGACAGGCCGGAAGCGGCGCTGGCGGCGAGGCTGGAGATGGCACCGTTGAGGGTGCTATCGGCGCTCTGGAACGCTGTGACGACTTCTGTCAAGCTATCCAGGGCTGCTCCGTCCACATTTGACAAAACATTGTCGATGCGTGTGCCGAGGGCGAGCTCTGCGGCGACGGCACGGGCATTCTCCGAGGAGATCGCGGATGTGCGGTTGCTGGTCTCGGTGGCGAGAGCTGCTGCGGTGGCGTAGTGAGCACCGCCGATGGGCACGACTGCGGAGCCGTCGCCGATGTAGAGGATGCCATCTACTTTGTTGAAGGCTTGCTCACCTGAGAGCAGTGTGGAGGGGGCTCCGGCTGCGCCGGTCAAGCGGCGTTTGATTCTGATATTGCTGGGCATGGTATGGGGTCTTTCTGGATGGGGTTGTTACTGCGGGTTACTCCTTCAAAACTCACCGCCGTCGCTATCGGCGACGATGGGTATGTAGGAAAGTGTGGGCGTATCCCAACGGTGCGGAATGTTGGTATCGGCGGGAAAATAAATGCGGGCCACGACGCCCTCGGGCGGGAAGGCGGCCACGGTGTCGAAGCGCTGCACATCGTCGAAGGAGTCGGGGATGAGGTCGCCCGCGAGCTTGCCCTCGCTGATCTCGGCAAAGGTGCCAGCGGTGCTGGTGGTGGTGCCTGTGAGTGGGTCGAAGGAGACTTTCATGTGGGGGCGTTAAAGAAGGACGAGTTGGCTGGAGAGGAGCTTGGCGTTGTCGGCCACGGGCACGCCGCCGACATAGGCGAAATCCACGCGGGCCACATCTGTGCCGCCGAGGGAGTAGGTGACGGCCGAAGAATTATTCGTGCTGCCGTGGTAGGCGATAGCGGTCTTGTCGTAGAGTGGAATTGCAAAACCTGTGGTGACCCGCAGAGCGCCATCTGGTGTGGCTTGGACGGGTTGCACGACTCCCAAGGAGCTGCGTGCGGCGATTTGAACGGTGGGGTTGCTCATGTCTAATTTAAGTATAGGGGTGGGCTGTCAAGTGGGGGTTATTGGAAGCGGGCGGAGTAGGTGCGGACTTGGCCTTTGCGCAGCCAGGCGGCGTCCATGCGTTGCAGCAAGACGCCTTCGGCGCGGAGGAATTGAAATTGGCTTTTGTCGTATTGGCCGTCCTCGGCGAGGGTCTCGGCAATGGCAAAGAATTTGATGTAGTCGGCGAGGAAAGTAGGGATGCGGTGGCGGAGCCAGAAGTCGGAATTCGTTGGCAGGTTACTGGTGGTATTCTGGAGCGCTTCGTAGCAGTCGCCGGTGGTGTTGTAGAAAACCAAGTCGCTTTTGCTGTATGCCTCGGTGGCACTAAATGCGGTGTTTGTGAACCGGGGCACGGGAAGCGCAAACTCCACATACACGGGGCCGCTGGTGTATGCCTCGTCGATGATGATAATGTTGTCCTCGGTGGTGACAAACTGGAGCTTTTGCGTGATGGCGTAGTCGCTGGGCTTTTGCGCATACACAGCGGTGACCGCGCCGATAGGAGTGGAGCTGAATTGAAAAAGCGGGATGTATGGCAGGGCATCCGCTGCCGCCTCGTTTCCAGAATCCTCGACATAGGTGGCCGAGGTGCGGGAGTCCCACGCGACATTGATGGCGGTGTCGATATTTTGAACCTCGCCGGACGCTGTGGTGAGGACGCGCTTGATGCGCCAGACCGCCTCGGAGAAAAGCGAACCTTGCACCGCCCGGCCGATGTAGGAAGTGGTGCCTTGGTAGTCGGCCTCGTAGGTGTAGCCGCCCTCGGCAAAGCCTGCGCCGAAAACGATGCGCTGCTCGGTGTGCGTGATCTCGGGCCAATCGAAGAATCCCCAGGCCATGGCTGCCGCACTGGTGGCATACTCGGCAATGGCGGAACCCTGCGAAGCAAGAAGGCTCTGCGCGGGGTCTATGCCCATGCGCTGGATGACACCATCACGGATTGTGCGGTAGGGGGTGGTCTTCATTGCTGGGCCCCTTGTTGCAACGCTGGGAGCGTGCCTTGGCGGCCGATCTGGGCGTTTTGTTGTTGCTGCATTTGGAAGTTGAAGCCTTTCATGCGGGCCTCGATCATGCTGCGGAAAATCTCATCCTGCTGGAGGCGTTGTTGCAGGGCGGGGTTGGCTTGGATAATGCCTTGTAAGACCTGGGCACGGAGCTGGTGGTTTTGTCCTTCGCCTGGGAGTTCGGGTTCGGTGCCTGCGGCGATCTTGGTGAAGGCGAGTTGCTCTTCGTTCGACTCGATGGCGGCGGCGGGGCCGGGGTCGCGGACAAGGAGTTCGGCGAGGTTGGGGTCCACGGCGGCCATGATGAATTTGACAAGCCCGGCGCGGTCGATGACACCGGCGACATCCATAGGGACGATGGCTTGGGAGATGTAGTTCAGCTTCACGCCGAGGGCTTCGGCATCGAGGTTCTTGGCGTCCCAATCAATGATGAGGTCGAACTTGCCTTGGATGCTTTCGCGGTCGGCCTGGAAGGGGATGGACTGCCCGCCGGAGACGCGCAGGATTTGCACCGGCAGCATGTATTGCTGCATGAGTTGGTAGGTCTGCGTGACGATGGCCTTGAAGTCGCGCAGCCAGCGGTCCACCGTGTGCTGCTGGACGAGGGCGACATAGTTGGGATCGACCCCCTCGCCTGCCATGCCAAAGTATTCGTTCACATCGCGGCGCACGGCGCGTTCGATCTCGATGGTTCCCTGGTCGAACGGCGGCGGCTGCATCCAGCCAAACTCATTTGGTCGGCGCTCGGGGATTTGCACGGCGGGGCCGAGGATGATGTCGAGCTTGCCACGATTGGCAGGCACGCGCATGGGCGGGAGGATGGCGATTCCGGCGCGGTCGGTGCGGTAGTCGCGCTGCGTCTTGATCTCGGCCTGCATTGTCGAAACGAGCTCGGGGATGCCACGGGCTTCAAGGATGCACCGGCTTACGCGCTCGCGGGGGAGCTCGATGAATGGATACTCCCCGTGCGTGTAGGGGGAGAGCTGCTCCTTGGCGAAGATGTCCACATTCGGGTGCATAACGCGGCACATGACCTTGGTGGCTCCGGTCTTCTCGTCAGTCTCCTTACTGTAGACATGCCAGATTTCAATGAGGTCGCGGTGGTCTTGCCAGAGTATGCTGTCGCGGCGGTTATGGTTCTGCTGCGAATACACGGGCCAGAGGCTTGCGCCTTTGTAGTTCTCAGCCTTCTCGTAAAACTCCTCGGGGTAGCCTTCGGTGAGCGTGCGCTCTTCAAGCTCTTCGCAAGTCACCATCTCGCGGCGGGCGATCCATGGGGCGCGTTGGAGGTCGTAGGTAGCGGTGGGAAAGATGACATCGTTGAACGGCTCAAGGGCGGTCCACTCGGGCTTGCTCTCGAAAATGTAGGGCACCTGGTATTCCACCGTGCCGCCTTCGCGCAGCTTGCGGATATTGGCGGCGGTGCCGGTGCCGGGGGCATATTGCTCGGCGAGCTCGATGGCAACATCCTCCTGGAGCGGATCGAGGATGGCCCCGATGAGCATGGCGAGGGGGCTGGCGGGGTCGCCTTGCTCTTGGGCCATGAGGATGATGTCTTCGAGGGAGACGGACTTTTCCTCAATGCGGGTCGTGGTTTTCCAGAACACACCCATGACGGCGAGGCCGTAGGTGGCGCGGATGTTTAGCGCAATCTCCAGCTCGCGGCGGAGGTCGGAGGCGCAGTGGGTGAAGAGCATCCACTTGAGCACGGATTCAGCGGCCGTGCGGCTCATGGCGTCGGTGGACTCGACAGGCATCATTTGCAGGCGGGCGGCGAAGGTGCTGGTGAGGCAAAGCTGGCTCTCGCGGTTGCAAACGAGGTCGGCCAGGCGGATGCGGCAATCGCTCGCGCCTTCCCAGGGGAACACATTTTTGCCGAGGTTGGTGGCCCACTTGCGGCCGTCGGTGGATTGGCCATCCCACAAGGCCATGCGGGTATCGTAGTTCCGGCTGCGGATGGTGGAGAACCACCCGCCATCGGTAGCGGCTTGGGTAAGCTCGCCGATCCAATACTTCGTGTCGCGCGTGAGCTCGTCGTCGTGCATTAGAAAGAGTTGCCAGAGGCCGCTTTTGATGCGGTTACGGCCAACGCGAAAGAATAACCAGGGAAAACAAACCCCGCCGCAATGCGTGGACTGGCAAAAAGGGAAATCATGCTGCTTTGAGGCCCGGCATGAGGAGCATGGTCTTGCCTGTGGCACCGCACTTGACGGTGCATTGCGGGTAGTTCCGCTTGAACCATGGGATAAAGTCTGGGTCGTTCCAGCAATCAGGAAATTGCCAGTTCCAGAAATGGTAAATCTGAGGGTCGATGGAGAGAGTCAAAGCGCCTACGCCTTCGATGCTGCGGAGGTCTTGCTTGGCGTGGTCGGCGGCAATGAGGTGCTGGCGGGCGTCGGCAAGAACGGCCTTGGAGTTCCACTGGGCGAGGAGCTCGTTTTTTATGCCCTCGGCCACTTCTCCAGGGATGTCACTAAGCGCTTCTTTGAGTATTTCCATATTTGAGAAAAGGGGGAGCCCCGATGCCGGCGGCCTGACACAACAAGAATCAGGCCACCGGCCGATGCCGGC